ATGGCAACGATTAAAGCGTTTATACGTACAACTGTAAAAGGTAAACCGACGAGAATAAGACTAAGAATCTCAGATGGCCGATCAATCACTTTTTACGGCATAACAGATGTTGAAGTACTACCCGAACACTGGGATGCTGCAAAAGAAGAAATCAAAGGGCGCGTACTGCTTACCGGAGCAGATTCCCGTGAAAGTATCAACGGTAAAATAGCATCACTCAAAAACCGACTACTGGCAGCTTACAATTCATTAGAGAATAAATCCAGTGTTTCTCCTGATTGGATCAACTCCTACCTTAAACCCGCAGAACCTGCCTTTAGTGCAACCACTAAAACCCTTTACGACTATTTTAAAATCTACCGCGCTGAAGCTAAGGTATCCGCTGCCCGTAAAAAGACAACAAAGGTCTTTGGTGAAATGCTCCGCCGGTATGAAGCTATAAATGGCACTCTTACCTTCGACGACTGCACCAGCTCTCTGGTTAGCAGGATCGAGAAGTTTATGCGGGAAGAATATCTTCATCAAGACCTTTACCCCACTCTATACACAAAAGTAAGAGAAATAAAACCGCGGGGGCAAAACACCTTGAATGACAAACTAAAAATACTTAATGCCTTCTTTACGTGGGCTCGTCGAAAAAAACTGCTTAAAACGCTACCTTTCGAAGATTATGAGTTCAGTTCCTACGTGTATGCCGATCCCGTGCCATTGCTGCCCGAAGAGGTTGAATACTTATACACCATCAAAACATTGCCGGACAATTTAAAGGTGTGCCGCGATCTGTTCTGCCTCCAGTGTTATGTTGGTTGCCGGGTCGGTGACTTTGTAAAACTACGCAAAGGCAATGTGCAGGAAGATATATTAATGTACATACCCTCTAAAACGATAGAAGACACTCCGGTTACAGTATATGTTCCTCTTACCTCGCCGGCTTCGGCTCTTATTGCTAAGTATAACTATCCGGATGGCAAATTAATGCCTTTTTTCAACGTGAACGGTAAGGACGGTTATAACAAGAAAATAAAGAAACTGTGTACACATGCTAAACTCACCCGCAGCGTAGTTGTGATTAACCCCTTAACCAGACAACCCGAAACAAAGCAATTGTGTGATGTGGTCTCGAGCCACACGGCTAGAAAGACTTTCATAAACTCCAATTACCTAGAGACCCAAGACCAGGCTCTTATAAGTAAAATGACCGGACACGCCGAAGGGTCGAAAGCCTTTGCCCGTTACCGGAACATTGACTTTGATATTCTGCGCAAACAAGTTGCTAAGGCGTTTGACAAGAAAACAACTTAGTGATAACAATAACCGCAGGGTTTTCTGCCTGCTTTCTGCGCTTCAGATAAGGATACTTTCTTTATCTCGCCTTTACAGGCTTTCATACCCCGACAGCTCGTAGTAGCGTGATACGATTTTGCATATTTTCCGGTACAGATATAAACTTGCGTATCTGTTGTCATAGATAGTAGCGGAAAGCAGAGAAGGGCTATTAAAATAAGTTTTTTCATCGTCTGAAATTTTTACTTTCTGAATTATACTCGTAAACATCTTTAGTGTACTTATCGACCAGTTGCCTGCTGTTGCCATTGATCCCCTGCACTATCTCATATCGACCTCTTTCATAATAGAAATATCCGGCTATAGATACACAAATAATTGCCGCAACCGATACAGTTATAACGCGCAGGGTTTTGATTCTTTCTACATTCTCCATTTATTACCATTTATTTATTCGTACAACACTTACAACAAAAGCCCAATCAAATATCTCTTCGACGGGCATATCAAATTCATAGAAGTTATCCTCCGTATTAAAAGGAACACATTTTATACAGCCTTCTTTATCAGATGGCACTACTTTCTTTATGGTAAACCCATCCAAAGTAGATAAGGCATAAACCTCGCCAAACCTAACGTGCGTTCTTGAATTAACTATCTTACAAGCCACAATATCCCCGCTTAAGATTGACCTCCTTACATCGGTTCGATTTATCATGCTATCACCCGTGGCGGTTATAGAGAAGTCATAATCCTTTACAAAAGGGATTGACAGTAGTTCGCAGTCATCCCTCTTTACACACAAGCTAAAGCCACCGGGTTTCCCGCATTCGGCATAGGCAGCCTCTATAAAAGGTTTAGCTAGATAGTTACTTTCCTTTACGCTTTTAAAACTATTCTTCTCCTTTTTTCCTACTCCCGTTAACAGCCATTCCAAACTGATGTTATACCAGTCAGATATAGCTACAATTGTTGTAATAGAAACATCAGAGTCCCCGTTTATTTGGTTATTAAGAGTCTTTTGGGGCATCTTTATAAGCGTACTCAGCTTATTTACAGTAACACCTGTCTCATCCAAATGCTCTTTAAGTCGTTGTTTTACAGTAGTTTCCATAAAAATATAATTTAGAATAATTATAAATAGCTATTTGTGGCTAAAATAAATGCAAAAAATTATCTTAGTTAGCCATATAGTGCTTATATTTGCACCGTGTTTGTAACCAGTGACACAAAACCGAACACAAAAACAAGTAATCTGCAAATATACAAACTATTTTATATGGAAACTCCTAATAATGAAAAAAAAGTTGTCTACACAAAAAAAGTGTCAATAAAAGACACCCTTGGACAATTGGAAATCGGCGAAACGGTTTTCATCCGCTTCACCGACACCAGCCCTAATTCCATTCGCACTACCGCGAGAAAACTCCTCCCAAAAAAATTCCAAGTCACCGAAAGGGGGCAAGTAGATAAAACCAAAATAACGAGAATAAAATAAACTGCTAAAAACGACTATATGCTATGACGCCAGTAACACGCACAACGCTATGCTAGACATCACAACCCTATTACAAAACCCTGAACTTGCTAAATCGGTAAAGTTCGAAATTACCGGGGCGGACTTACTCAGCCTAGCCGGATCATTAATAAAAGCAACAAGGGAATCAACTCTTATCGAAGCACGTACGGGGGAAACCTACCTAACTGCGGAAGAAGCTTGCGCACAAGTTAGGCGTGATGTATCAACCCTTCACAGATGGCATCATAAAGGAGTTTTAAAACACAACTCTCTTGGACTTTACAAACAATCAGACATTACAAAACTACTAAGTAAGTAGGCTCTTAGGGCGGTCAGCTATTGACTTAGCGCGCCCATCAATAAAACAGTAGCTCTTTGACATACTAGCAACTTAGCCCTAATGGACGGGCAAGGAAATTACAACGAACCGGAGTTGAAAGACCGGGTAAAAACATAGGATAGTAACCTTTGGGGAGATGCCATGAATAACCGGATTTTATAAAAGCTATTGAAAGAGAAAACATACTTGGTCGCGTGTGGTGAAATGCCCAAAGACTACGGGGCGATAGTTTAATATTAAAACAATCGGCAGGAAGCTGATAGATGGAGTTTGAATCCCTTAGCTCCACACAGTTATTATGAATAAAAACGCTAAAAAGAAAGAAAACATTATGAAAGAAAAAGAATTCACTCCGGAACAAATTACCCACTTAGACGAATATGAGATTTTCGTATTTGGTAGCAACTTAAAAGGAGATCATGCAGGTGGAGCTGCTAAGCTTGCTTTAGACTGCTTTGGGGCTAAAAAAGGAGTTGGAGAAGGTATTCAGGGTAATTCCTACGCCATTCCAACCTTAGACAAGAAAATGAAGAAAGTAACGAGTGAGGCTCTGGCAAACAGCCTGACAGCTTTCGCAGACTTCGCTACGCATTACAGTAGCAATAAGTTCTATCTGACTAAGATAGGTTGTGGTATCGCTGGTTTCAACGAGGTTGAAGTTGCAAAATTGGTTCATGCGGCCAACTTGCCGGAAAATGTGATTATTCCCGAAGACTTTCAAATTACTGAGTCATTCAAAGGATTTGATAAAGACTTGAAATGTCGTGATTACGCCTACACAATCGGCGGAACTTTCACGCAGGAGCAGCAACCGCGTATCTGTGATAGAGGCTTCCACTCTTGCCAACATCCGCTTGGCGTGCTTTCATTTTATCCAAATAAAAATGGTGCAAGGTATTGCGAGGTTCTCAATGTTGGGAAGATCGATAAATCACCGGACGGTGACACAAAGATAGCTTCTAAGACAATTGAGATTACTGGTGAGGTAGGATTACCAGGTCTTCTAAAGGCCTCTGTCAAATATGTTCGCTCCATCATTACTGACGCAACGACTGGGGACTATGCACACAGCGCAACGACTGGGATCTATGCACACAGCGCAACGACTGGGTACTATGCACACAGCGCAACGACTGGGAACTATGCACACAGCGCAACGACTGGGTACAAAGCACACAGCGCAACGACTGGGTACAAAGCACACAGCGCAACGACTGGGGGACGAAGCACACAGCGCAACGACTGGGGACTATGCACACAGCGCAACGACTGGGGACGAAGCACACAGCGCAACGACTGGTGAGAATTGTATAGCCGCTGGTATTGGATTCCAGAATAAAGCAAAAGCATCTCTTGGCTCTTGGATAGTATTATCCGAATGGAAAAGAGATAGTAACCTCGGCTGGCAATTAGACCAGGTAAGAACAGCCAAAATAGACGGTGAGATTTTGAAAGCCGATACCTACTACGTGCTGCAAAACGGAGAATTCATTGGATCAGAAGATTAATCAAATAAAAACAAAACGTATGGAATTTAGTGTAAATGTAAACCTCACAGCCTCGCCTGAACTGCTTGGGACTGTGAACAGACTGGCCGATGCTATTATGGGCTTTCGACCAAACTTAATTAAGCAAGATCAAACGCTTACCGTGAAAATGGTTACCGAGCCCGAAGTTGCTCCCAAAACAAAACCGGTGGAAACCACAGTGTCCGAACCGGAAGTAACAAACGAAGAAGCCGTCCATGCTCCGCAAGAAGTAGGAGAAACTCCCAAAGAAAACACCCGGGTTGAGGGTGTTGACTATGTCGAAACAGAACTTATGGAGTTCCCGGTTGCTCAACTTACAGAAATCCTGAAAGGCTACGGTATTAACCCCAAAGATCATGAAGGGCTGAATACTAACCGCAAACTCAGACTATTGGTGCTCGAAGCTCAAAAAGAAGCTAAAGGCACTGTGAATGAAAAAACGGTTAACGTTGTAGAGGAAGCCACTCCTACTACCCCAGCGATTGAAGAAAAATCTAACAACGAAGCTGTAACACTGGAAACAACAAGAGCCTTATTCGTTCAGAAAATACAAGCGGGTAAACGTTCGGAGTGTAAAGCTATTCTGGAGAAATACGGATGTGCTAGTGTAACGGAACTGGGTGAGACTGACCATGTCGAAGCCTTTTACAACGATCTCTTAAAACTTTAAGGAATGTCAGATCACGCAAAACTATCACCATCGGGCGCGTCCCGGTGGTTGATGTGTACTCCTTCGGCAGCTTTAGAGGCTCAAATGCCTGACAGTACAAGTGAAGCGGCTGAAGAAGGAACGCTGGCTCACGGACTAGGCGAACTCATGATAAGAGTTGCATTGGGTAGAGTAAGCAAAGCAGCTTTCGCGGATTGTATGAAAAATATAGCAAAGGATAAATTCTACAACGAGGCTATGCACGAGTATGCGGAACAGTACTGCACTTTCGTTTTAGAGAAATTTGCTGAGGCTACCAAACGCACTAAGGATGCAGTTATTGAGGTTGAGGCTAAGCTCGACATGACCGACTACATACCCGAAGGATTCGGAACGGGGGATGCTGTTATTATTGCGGACGGCACGATGCATATCATTGACCTTAAGTATGGTAAGGGTGTTCCGGTATCATGTGTTGAGAACAAACAAATGATGCTTTACGCTATCGGGGCTTTGAGGGATGCTGATATGCTTTACGACATTAAAAATGTCGAAATGACTATTTATCAACCTCGCCTTGACAATATATCAAGCTGGACTATCGGCAAGGCACAACTACTAAACTGGGCGGAGAATTATTTGAAACCACGCGCTGAACTTGCTTTCAATGGCGAGGGTGAATTTTTACCCGGGGATCACTGCCGGTTCTGTCGTATCAAAAAACGTTGCCGGGCACTAGCCGAGCTAAACCTCGAATTGGCAAAGTACGACTTTCGCGATCCGGTTCTTCTCGAAGATGTTGAGATAGCGGACATACTGCTTCGCACTGACGGCTTTGTAAACTGGATAAATGGAGTAAACGCTTACGCCCTTACAGAGGCTTTGAACGGTAAGAAGTTCGAGGGCTTTAAACTGGTGGAAGGTCGTAGCGTACGATGCTATTCTGATTCTGATGCTATCGCAAAAAAGCTGACAACTAACGGCTATCCCGAAGCAGTGATTTACGAAAAGAAACTTCTTGGCATAACGGCAATGGAGAAAACAATCTCTAAGCCGGTATTTAACGAGTTACTATCTGACCTGATAATTAAACCCGAGGGTAAACCCACTCTCGTACCAGTGACCGACAAACGAACGGAACTTAATAGTCTTGATCGGGCGGTGGCTGATTTCTCGGATACAGAAATAGAATAATAAACAAGTCTCTAGTAGTGTAAAAAGGCGCACAATCTGGAATGAAACATATAGTGGACTTGCCCGCGGCTGTCAAACATGTTAGTAGTTCAATTTAAGGATAGAGCGGGTTCGATTCCCGTGTAGAGACCAAAGGAATAACCAGCCGCCGACTTAAAGGGTTGGTAAAATTAAATGTAAAACGCAAAATGGCAAAAGTTGAAGCAAAAAAATTGGTAATTGGTGAAGTGAGATTCAGTTACGCGAATGTGTTTATCCCCACAGCTCCCGCAACAGGTGGGGATGTGAAGTACAATGTGTCCATTCTTGTTCCTAAAAAGAATAAGGCGTTAGTAGCAAAAATCAAAGATGCTATTGATGAAATGGTTGAAGAGGTAAAAGTGAATAACAAAGGTAAACTGCCTCCAAAATTCGCTCTTCCTCTGCGGGATGGTGACACGGAGAAACCGGACGATGAGGCTTACGAGGGTATGTACTACTTATCTGCTAAATCAGCCCGTAAACCGGGTATTGTTGATGCAAACCTTGACCCTATCATGGATCAGGACGAGTTCTACTCCGGTTGTTATGGTCGTGCCTCTGTAAACTTGTTTGTTTACGACACGGTGGGTAATGGTATTGCGGTAGGATTAAACAACCTCCAGAAGTTGAAAGAGGGTGATCGTCTGGCCGGTAGCAGTTCCGCTGCTTCTGACTTCGGTGATACTGGTGAGGACTTGATGTAATTGAAAACGAGTAAAGGGCTGACAATTTCGTCAGTCCTTTATTTTAAAAGCTAAATCAGATGAACCCTTACCGAAAAACAAGAGGCAAGCTCATTCAGGTTCTGCCTTCCGGTGCAACAATCACTCTGCTTGACAACCAGCCTTGGGCTGCACTTACTACTGAGAAACAAAACAAGATCGCTATGCGACCTGATATTTATAATAACGACAATTTAAAAGTAGCTAACTTATGATAGTACTAGGTGGGATATACATATACAAAGATGACACGGCTGAAACAGCAGCCGAATTTGGGCTAGGAATAGGCAGACAGCACATTGCTTATTTCGGCAAAGATGCGGACATATTCGACCTCCACGAGAACATAGAGTGTGGGCAACCGACCGATATGAAATTATTAGAGGGGTATTCCTTTGGAATAAGCAAGCGCGATAAATCTTGGCACGTTCGGGATACCGGTTTTAAAAACTGTAAAGACGAAGTGTTTAAAGGTTTCTACAAAACGGACAATTTTGCAAAGCAGGTTGAATCTTTAATAAAAGGAATTAGTGGCTAAAATCTTATTCTACGACCTCGAAACTACCGGGGTCAAATACTGGAAGAACAGCATACACCAGATTGCGGGGTGCGTGGAGATTGACGGAGAAGTGAAAGAATACTTTGACTTCAAAGTAGCCCCGCACCCAAAAGCAACCATAGAGCCGGATGCGCTTAAAGTTGGCGGTGTAACGCTGGAACAGATACTTGCTTACCCAGATATGGCAACCGTGCACAAGCAATTTACAAACATGCTTGCAAAGTACGTTGACCGCTACAAGAAAACGGATAAGTTCTTTCTGTGCGGGTTCAATAATATGGGCTTTGATGACAAGTTCCTGCGCCAGTTCTTTGAACTGAATGGCGATACTTACTTCGGCTCATTCTTCTGGGCGAATAGCCTTGATGTGATGTGTCTGGCAACCCGCTACCTACTAAAGACCCGCCCAAGCATGGTTGACTTTCGCCTTATGACCGTTGCTAAAACAATGGGGCTGACAATAGACGAGACAAAACTGCATGACGGGGCTTACGACATTTATCTAACACGTGAAATTTATAACCTTTTAGAACTACTATAATGGCTACTACGAAAGAACCTAGTATTGAATTGAAGCTACCAGATTATGACGGCGAAGACCGATCAGATAAAGTACTGGAGGCAATTGAGAAAATAGACCCCTCTATATCCGACAAATGGACCCCCGAAGGAAGAGAAGAGATTTGTATGGCTATCGAGAAAGCACTCACCTTGCTTGATCCTGAAACGGCAGAGTTCGAAATAAGCGACATAATAAAAGCTGCCGATGAGCAGAATATGGATTGGGAGCTAAACCGCGAAGTAGTGGCAACAATTGAAGATGATTTCATTGAGGAAGAGTTCAAAGACCGAGAGCTGGAAAAGCCTCTCCTTTCGACAGATTTCAACGACTACGAGTTTCGCCGCCAAGTGTGCGACATTTTTGAAGTGGGATACCACACACCCTCAATTGATTTAATCAAATTATTTACCGCAAGAATTGACAAAGAATGGCTAATAATATTTTAAAAGTGTACGCACTTTTTCAAACAGATTTGCATAAATCACACAGTTCGAGAGTCTTTTTCGGGATTTTTGACAGCGAGGTAAAAGCCATCGATAAGGCTAAAGAAGAAGACTTATACACATCGGATAGCGAGGTAGTGATTCTCGAATGCACCATGAACGAATTTTATGAGCAATAATACGGATTACGACAAAATAGTAGAATATGCAAAAAGCATGTTCTACCGCAATTTGCAAAGTCTTAGCGGTAATATCCTTTGTGTGAATGCTTTTGTAAACAGTGCTTATGCAACGGGGTTTTATAGCCTCGATGAAGCTAAAAAGATTATACGCGACCTTGTACTTACCGAGAAGCGCAGAGTTATCGCCCGAATACAAAGGATTGACACAACTTTCAGTTTGTACATGAAACAGTGCAAATGCTGCCACTTACCAAAATCAGTATCAGAATTTGCACCTCGGATAGACCGACGAACCAATTACAAATACTACGACCCTATTTGCAAAGAGTGCCAATCATCGGACGAGAACAAAGCAAAAAGAAGAACAGCCTACGCCCTATCAAACACAGCAAAACAACAGGCACACGACCGCTACGTGCGGTACAAACGAAATCACACAAAGAATGAGAGTACTATCCATAGACATTGAAACTTACAGCGGAACGAATTTAAGAGACTCGGGGGTTTACAAATACGTAGAAGACCCCGCTTTCGAGATTCTTCTGTTTGCTTATGCTTACAATGACGAGCCGGTTCAGGTTCTTGACCTCGCAAGCGCAGACAAGCTGCCGCAAGATGTACTAAAGGCTTTACAGGATTTCAACGTGCTTAAAACCGCTTTCAATGCGAATTTCGAAATCACTTGTATTAGTAAGTTCTTCGGGATAACGCTGTTCCCTGACCAGTGGGAGTGCACAATGGTACGTTCGGCAGTGGCAGGTTTACCCCTATCACTTAAAGCAGTAGGGCAGGTGCTTAACCTCGATCAGCAGAAAATGGCTATTGGGAAAGCTCTTGTAACTTATTTCTGTGTACCCTGTAAACCTACACGATCAAACGGACAACGCTTGCGTAACCTACCTCAGCATGACGCGGACAAGTGGGAACTCTTCAAAGAGTATTGCTGTCAGGACGTTGTAACCGAACGCGCTATCAGGAACAAACTTTCCTTTATTGAAATAACGGATAAGGAACGCGACCTGTGGGCACTGGATCAGCAAATAAACGCAAGGGGTATTCTTCTGGATCAACAACTTGTTGAGAATGCTATCAACATTGATGCGGACTATAAAGATGAATTGACCCTAGAGGCTTCCGACCTTACAGGACTTACCAACCCCAACAGCGTAGCGCAACTAAAGACGTGGCTTGCCGAACAAATGCAGGAGGGTGAAATAAAGTCCCTAAACAAACAGGCTATAAAGGATTTGCTCGAAAGTACAGAGTGTCCGGATGTAACACGATTGCTGCAACTGCGGCGGGAAATGTCAAAGACTTCTATACGCAAGTACGAGACTATGCGGAAGGCTACCTGTACCGATGGGCGGGTTCACGGATTGCTTCAGTTCTACGGAGCTAACAGAACCGGGCGTTGGGCGGGGCGATTAGTCCAGGTGCAAAATCTACCAAAAAACCACCTTAAGGATTTAGACCTCGCACGTAATCTGGTCAAAGCGAACGATGCCGAAACTCTTCGGCTCTGTTTTGGGAATGTACCTAACGTGCTTTCAGAACTCATTCGTACTTCATTCGTGGCTAAAGAGGGTCATACATTTGTTGTGGCTGACTTCTCTGCTATTGAGGCTCGCGTGATTGCTTGGCTCGCGGACGAATACTGGGTTACTAACGTATTCAAAACGCATGGTAAGATTTACGAGGCAACAGCGGCTAATATGTTTCACGTTCCCATTGAAGAGGTTACTAAGGGTAGCCCGATGCGTGATCGTGGAAAAGTGGCGGTATTGGCACTCGGCTATCAGGGCGGGGTAAATGCCCTGACTGTAATGGATACCGCTAAAAGTATTCCAGAAGATGAAAAGCAGGGTATTGTCAATATGTGGCGTAATGCTAACAAGGCAATTGTGAGGCTCTGGTACGAGGTTGACAAAGCGGCTCTAAGGGCGGTAAGAGAAGCCACAACGGTAACTATCCGACACGGTGTGACTTTTATCGGTGGCAGCGGGATGCTATTCATTAAACTGCCTTCGGGTCGTAAACTCTCGTACGTTCGCCCTCGGTTAGTTCCGGGTAAATTCGGAGGGGATAGCTTACAATACGAGGGAATGGATCAAACTAAGAAGACTTGGGGCAAAGTTGATACTTACGGGGGAAAACTTACTGAAAATATAGTACAGGCGATTGCTCGTGACTTGCTTGCTGAAGCAATGCTTAGCCTTTATCTAGCACACTATCGCATTGTTATGCATATCCATGACGAAGTTGTGTTGGAGGTTCCTGAGAATTTAAACGAGCTCGATAGCATATGCCGAATAATGGGGCAGGAAGTTAGCTGGGCTAAAGGTTTGCCTCTTAGAGCGGACGGGTATGTAACAAAATACTATTTGAAGGAGTAGTATTCTGGGGCCCCTAATGGCAAACGCTATTGTTTAGCCTCTTTGATTTAGTAGGCTTAGAGGCTAAACTATAGCGGATGTTATGGGTAGATTTTTCTTAATTTTAAAACATAAAATCATGTATCAAGTCTTTAATTCAAAAACTAACAAAATAGAGTTAACAGGAACTCTTGAAGAGTGTAATTATTATTATAGTGAGGCATCCCACTATGATTATCTTTCAATCCAAAAACTGCCAAATTATTATTAAATTATGGGAACAAATGAAAAACAATACTGCTACGGCAGTAGATATAATTTCAAAAAAAGGAATGGAACATTGTCCACACTCAAAAGAATGTCCACACTCAAAAAATATGGACGAAGCTATTAATCTGGCTTATAAAGAAACACAGAAAATTCAACCTATTTTCTTTTATACAGTAAAAGAGTTTCGTAAGTGTACAAAACACCTTGACTGCGTTCTTTTTTAAATTTACCCATAACAAACAAGGCTATGGGTAGTAGCCGTATGCGGGAGATGTCGCTTCCCTAAATGCGACAAAGATTCACTACCTACTGCGATAAGCGAGTTTAACAAATTCTGTGAGGAATCAAAATCTTCTATAAACGTAAATAGTCTTGTTTCTTAAACTTGCACACTTGCGCAAAACTCTAATAATATGGCACTTACAGAGCTTCAAAAACAAAATATCCGCAAACTCAGCATCGAGGATAAAATAGAAATCTTGCACGAATGCGCGGATGAGTTTATGACTGCTGAAGAATATCACGAAGTCACCGGAATACCAAAGCGCACTATCTATGATAAGTTTGGGACTGAAGAAGTGAAAGGCTTTGATTTTTGCGGGCATAAACTATTCTATCTCTGAAACAAACTAATGAAGCTGTTTTTGATAAGCAACTACTTTTATCTGTAGCTGCTTTCTTTTGCTTTCTTTTTATTACCTCTTTAAAAATAACGGATACTGAAATGAATGAAAATGAAAACTACACCTGCGGCATAGTCGCCGTTGTGATCTACGCGGCAATAGCCCTGCTTTTTATTATTAACGAAATTAGTCGTAAGCGTATGAAAACACTGGGAGCCTCGGCTACGGTCGAAGATATTGAGAAATTAATTAACGAGTACTTCTACCCGGCTACTTACAAAGTAGACAGGGAAACTCTTGCCGTGTCTAACTCCACCGGAGAACGCTCCGACCTTCTTGTCGAGGAGCGTAATGGCCGGTATTATTTTAGAAGGAAATGAGAACTATCCTACTAAAAAAGATACGGAAGCACTGCCTGTTTAATAAGGAGTATGGCGTGTGGCTGATAAAAGATGGGGTGAGCCTCTTAGCATTGATTTTTGTAATGAACGTAGTAAATCGTCTTAATTTAAAATTATGGCAGCGAAGAAAATAGTGATAGTAGATATTGATGGCACAATAGCAAAGCCGGGAGCCAGACTCCAACACCTGCGTTCAGAACCTAAGAACTGGGATGCGTTTTACGCTGATTGCTTCGATGATGAGCCGATCACAGAGAACATCGAGTTAGTGAAGCACCTATCGCGCAAGTACGAGATTGTGTATTGCACGGGCAGGCGCGAGTCCTGTCGGGCAAAAACAACCGGCTGGTTCGACAAATACGAACTGCCATATGACAACAAAAAACTGCTTATGCGCGCTAACGGGGATAAGAGGCACGACACTGTTGCTAAACCTATATTAGTGCAGCAAGCGGGAATCGGGTTAGAGCAGATAGCTTTCGTGCTGGAGGATCGTAACAGCATGGTCGGTAAATGGAGAGAGCTAGGAGTTCCTTGCTTTCAAGTAGCGGAGGGGGATTTCTGATGTTGGGTACTAAACACGATGGCACTCTGTGCATTGCAACAGGAAAGAGCCGAAAAGAGACACACTGGAAGAACACGACAACCACGTGGTCGGAACTGATTAAAAAGCTAAGTGAAACGCACCGGACGCATGAGACCGTTGCGGAGTACACCAAAGCTACCAAGGCACGACAAGCAGAGATTAAAGATGTTGGGGGCTTTGTTGCCGGTTATGTGAATAATGGAAGACGCAAGTCTGAGAATATCACCAACCGCTCAGCCCTTACGCTGGATTTGGACTTTGCCAAACCTGACTTCTGGGAAGTGTTCACAATGTGTTACGACTGCGCAGCTTTGATTTACTCGACACACAAACATACACCCAACAGCCCACGTCTTCGCCTTATCATTCCGCTTGATCGCGAGGTGTTCAGCGATGAGTATGTGGCTATTGCTAGGCGTATTGCCGGAACACTGGGTATAAATGATTTTGACGATACCACGTTCGACCCTTCGCGCCTTATGTACTGGCCCTCTACTTCTACTGATGGCGAATACGTGTTCGAAGTGCAGGATGGCAAATGGCTGGATGCAAATGCGACCCTTAAGACCTACACACACTGGCAGAACGCAAGTGAGTGGCCGTGTTCGGACAGGGTTGATGAAGCAATCAACCGCGACATTAAAAAGCAGGGCGATCCACTTGAAAAGACGGGTATCATTGGTGCTTGGTGCAGGGAGTATGATATACACACGGCTATCGAGTGCTTTTTGACGGACGTATATGAACAGGTAGCTAACGAAGACAACCGATACACGTATGTTCACGGCTCGACGACGGGAGGCTTGGTGGTGTATGAAGATAAATATGCCTTCAGCCATCACGGAACAGACCCGTGCAGCGGTAAGTTAGTGAATGCTTTCGACCTGGTAAGGCTACACCTTTACGGGTTGCAGGATGAAGATGCTAAAGAAGGAACACCTCCTAGTAAGATGCCTTCTTTTATCGCAATGGAGGATTTCGCAACTAAAGACAAGAATACCCGCAAAAGAATAGGGGTAGAGCGACTTGAGAGCGTCAAGGCTGATTTTTCTAGCGCAACAGTGCAGGATGAAGACGTACAGACGAACCTCAGCGAGTCTGAGGCGGATTTAGACTGGTTAGGGGAACTTGACACCAATAAAAAAGGTGAATGCAACGCTACTATTTCGAATGTTCTGACAATACTTCGAAATGATCCGAATCTAAAAGGGCTTTTCGCTCTGAATAAATTTGACCTACGAGAGGTCGCAACCCGGCACTTGCCGTGGCGTAAGATATGTGTCAATACTAAATACCTGAAAGACTCGGACGATGCCGGGCTTAGACAGTATCTGGAAGAGCGTTACCAACTGGTAAGTCGTCAATGCATTCAGGATGCGATGGTGCTTATAGTAGAAGAGAACTCGTTCCACCCTATTAAAGACTTCTTGGCCCCGCTTAAATGGGATGGCGTAGAAAGACTGGACACGCTTCTTATTGACTTTCTCGGGGCGGATGATAATGCCTACCCCCGGGCGATCATGCGTAAGTTCTGCGTGGCAGCAGTGGCTCGTATTTATTCACCCGGGTGCAAGTTCGATAACGTGCTGACCCTAGTGGGTGCGCAGGGTGTGGGTAAATCTACCTTCTTTAGCAGGCTGGGTATGAAGTGGTATTCTGACTCCTTTGGTACAATACAGGGCAAAGAGGCTTATGAAAGTCTTCAGGGTGCTTGGCTTATGGAGATGGGGGAATTAGCCGGACTGAAGAAAGCTGAGGTGGATGCCGTAAAGCATTTTATATCTAAGGCGGAAGATCGTTACCGGGTTGCTTACGGACGTAGAACAGAGAATTTCCCCAGACAATGCGTATTTGGAGGGACGACTAATTTGAAACAACCGCTTCAAGATAGCACCGGGAATCGCCGCTGGTGGGTTGTTGATACGATGGATCAAGAGCCTACCCTCAATGTGTGGGACGATATGACCCCTAAATATGTATCGGCAGTATGGGCAGAAGCAAAATACCGATACGAGCAAGAAGAACCTTTATTCCTTAATAAAGAACTTGAGCAAAAAGCAACAGCCGTTCAGGAGGATCACACGGAAAGAGACGAGCGGGAGGCATTAGTAAGGGAATATCTGGCTAAGCCTATACACAAAGATTGGGCTATGATGGACATCAACGCGCGGCGTGAATTCTTGGATGGCGGAGAATTTGCCAAAAAGGATGGTGCAATAAAGAGGAACAAGGTGACCATTTTAGAGATTTGGACTGAGTGTTATGGCAAAGTCGGGTCTGAGATGGATGCTTATAAATCCAAAGAAATACGTCGGATTATGGCCTCTTTTAAAGATTGGGAACCGCGAGTTATTAAGATACGAGGGGTCGCAAACAGAGGCTACCGGTTACTTGATGTTACAGAAAGGGTAAAATTACAAAAGCTGTAAAAGGTTACAAGTTACAAACGGTTACACTTTTTTTGTAACCCCTGAAACCTCGATATACAAAGGGTTTGAGGGCATAGGTTACAAAGTTACAAAAAATAGTTCCTTTAGATAATATAATAGATAATAGGCTTTATTTAACATAACACACGTATAAAAATTAACCTACACGCGTAATATACTATTATAGAAAAAACGACTGTAACCTGTAACCTTTGTAACCGTTAAAAAAATAAAGCAAAAATGACAGAAAAACAATTGGAGGCAAAACTCCGGGATAAAATAAAACAGTTAGGCGGCTTAGCTTTGAAACTGGTATGCCCCTCATTCACCGGAGTGCCGGACAGGATGATACTCCTGCCGAAAGGTCGGATTTGGTTTGTTGAGATGAAAGCACGGGGAAAGATACCAACCCCGAGGCAGGAAGCGGTACATACAATTCTTCGTAAGCTAGGATTCGATGTATGGGTGATTGATAGTAATGAGGCATTGTCTCAATTTTTATTTGCAGTTGAGGTATGTTAGCAAACTATACACCCCGCCCTTATCAGGGATATACAACTTCACGAATTATTGACACACCCTTTGTTGGTCCGTTTCTGGATATGGGATTAGGCAAGACGGCTTCTTCGCTTGATGCGATCTGTCAACTTCTTTTCGACTTCGCAGAGTTTGATAAAGTTCTGGTGATAGCCCCAAAGAAAGTAGCGGAGCACACATGGCCGAGTGAGGTCAAGAAGTGGAAGCAGTTCAGTCAGCTTCGTGTGTCGGTTTGTATCGGAACAGAGAAGCAGCGCAAGATGGCTTTAATGGCCAAAGCAGATGTGTACACGATCAACAGGGAGAACGTGGCTTGGTTAGTTGGAATGTGCGGCACAGCGTGGCCGTTCAAAATGGTGGTGATTGATGAGTCTTCATCCTTCAAGTCGCACGATTCCCAGCGGTTCAAAGCACTACGAAGGGTACGACCGCTGATTGATCGCGTGGTTTGTTTGACAGGAACACCAACAGGCAACAAGGGTTTACTTGATTTATGGCCCCAGCTGTACCTTTTGGACAAAGGAGAAAGGCTTGGAACTTCGATCACAAAGTACAGGGAGAAGTTCTTTAATGTGGGTAGAACTAACGGGCAGGTTGTCTTTGATTACAAGCTGAAAGAGGGTAGTAAAGAGGCTATCTACAAGTCAATTGAGGATCTTTGCTTTACAATGAAGTCGGAGGACTATATCAATTTACCTGAGAGGATTGACAACGATGTATCAGTGTTCTTCAGCGAGGAATTGAAAAAGAGATATGAAGACTTTGAGCGCAATCTGTTTATGTCGCTTCCTGACGCTGATATATCGCCTGTGAATGCGGCTGCCTTATCTACCAAGCTCAGGCAATTTGCCGCAGGAGCAGTGTATGATGGGGAAAAGAATGTACACGAAATACATAAGTTAAAGATTGAAGCACTAGAGGAGCTGTTAGATACTTCTGCCGGACAGCCCGTAATGGTAGTTTACTACTATCAGCACGACCGTGATAGGATTATGAAGTACCTCAAAAAGTATAATCCTCGCTTGCTAAAGACGCCCAAGGATATTGACGACTGGAATAGCGGGGAAGTTCCACTTATGCTGATCCATCCGGACAGTGCCGGGCACGGATTGAATTTACAAGATGGCGGACACCTTCTGGTGTGGTATTCCCTCACCTGGTCACTGGAAACATACCAACAGGTAAACAAGCGACTGCATAGACCGGGGCAAGACCACGCTGTAATCATCAACCGGTTGATCCTACAAGGGTCAATTGATGAAGATATAGTGAAGTCACTAGCCAACAACGAAGACGAGCAACAGGCTCTTATGAATGCAATTAAAGTTAGACAACTAAAATACAAGCCATGAATGAATCAGTACTGAAATACTGCAAGGCAAAAGGGATTGAGCCTTGCGAGATAATAAACAAGTGTCGAAGAGATGATGTCCTCATCAGACGTAATGCTTTCATTTACCTCGCCTGGGAGAACCGCAAGCAGACCGTGGGGTTTGATAACCCTAAATCCAAAGTTCTTACTGAGCTGGGTGCAGAGTTCAACCTGAGCCGCGTGAACGTCCACGAGCGCATCGTTCAGTTCGAGAGTGAGCTGTTGATCTATCGAGGGCATAAAAAGCTTTTAGAAGAGATAAAGGAGGTTGTGAATGCAGAAGTATAGCATAATCTATGCTGATCCCGCTTGGAGTTTCGATAACAAGAATACCGGGGGTAGTTTGAAGAGCGGAGCAGCTTCCCACTACCCCGTAATGAGTGTTGAGAATATGGGCAAACTCCCAGTAGCCCGGATCGCGGCGGATAACTGCGTTCTGTTCATGTGGTGGGTCGGGTCTCAACCAAAGGAGGCTATTAAACTTGCAGAAAGTTGGGGTTTTGAAATTAAGACAATGACGGGTTTTGTTTGGATCAAGCGCACAAAATTCTGGAAGCTATTCTTTGGTATGGGTTTTTGGACACGGCAAGGTTGTGAGAACTGCCTTATTGCGGTTAAAGGTAAACCTAGGAGGGTCAACGCTGGAATCCGGTCGGTGGTTGAGGCCGAAATAGGAAGACACTCAGAGAAACCCGCTATAATCAGAGATTTGATAGTTGACCTTATGGGGGGGGGGATTTACCGAAAATAGAATTATTTGCAAGAGAGGCTATAATCGGCTGGGATGTGTGGGGTAATGAGGTTGAGAGCAGCGTTCCTTTAGAACTCGGAGAATGTACTAAATAAAAACCCGCTTCTACATTCTCTCGAACTGGAAGCGGGTATCGGCTAAATCTAATACTATGAAAGAAAAAAAGTTTTAGGTTACCTCGGTGCTTTCAACATCCTCAATCTCGAGGCTGTTTAGTTTGGCCAGCTTCTCCATGGTTGATTTAATAGAGCTCACTGTTTTATTTCCCCCTTCACCCTCGTTCAAAGCGTTGGTGATGGGGGTTATTGCTCTGATGAAGTTGCTTATCTTATCCAGATTGGTTTCTTCGTCCAGAAGTTCATCCGCCCTATTGAGTGCTTTTTTTACAAGATCAGTAGCCTGTGTTACCAAATTGATGGATGCAACCGCAACGGTAGCTTCTATTTTGGCTAAGTGGCCATCCTGATACTTGTTGTTGAACGCTTCCGGGTACTTCTCCTTCCACTTTTTCAACGTCACTACGCTCACGGCGGTATCCTGTTCGGTCTTCGTGTAATTGAACATGTTCATTTGGAGTATCTTCAAGGCTTTGTACTTTTGGTCAATTGAATACTGGCGGTACTCGTTCTTAGTACCCTTCGATATACTTCTGCGGCTGTTTTCGTTCTCGTTTCCCATGAGGTAGAGTGCTTTTAAAGGGTGCAAAGTACTCTCAAAAAACTTATTAAATAGCGACAAAATCTTAAAACATAGCGATTTTGTCGGTAACTTATTACTTTCCTTTGTGCTTTACAAAACTATGAGGTTATGATTGAAGCTATTTTAAACATACTTTTCGGCGCTGGAGTAGCCGCCGCCTTTGACCCTCTGACCCTTGCTTCCCTTGCGCTGAGTTTAGGTGGCGGGGTTGCTTCCATGATTGGATCAGCCGGAGCGAACGCCAAAAGACAAGCAGCACTGGACGCACAAAAGGCTGAAAGTGACTCGTTTTTCAACAAAGAGTACTACACAGACGAGTTAAACCGCACGGAGAACCAATCCATGCTTCGTGAATTGACCAACCGGCTCAAAGACCAGAACAAGCAGAACCAAGCCACCGCAGCAATAACCGGAGCTACTCCCGAGGTAGCCGTAGCACAACAGGGCAACCTGAACAAAGCTTATGCAGGGGTTGTGAATCAAATGGCAGGTAGAGCATCACAGCGCAAGGACATGGCCCTGCGAGGATGGAGAGCCGACAAACGCCAACTATTCGGAATGCAGGACGCGCTGGATCAGGGCGAAGCCAGCACTTGGCAAAATCTAGGCACGAACGCCGCCGGACTCGGGGCTAGTGCCATAGGGATAATGGGGGCGGATGCACCCTACGACCCTCTGAAAGATAAATCGCTAATGAGCGCAATCGAGTTTAAACCGGGTACTTTCAACCCACCATCACTATAAAAGCAATGGCACTCATAACTTTAGACGATCTTAAGCAAGCACCCGTGTCAGCCATTGACACACAACCGGCTGTTGTCAACGCGAACGTAGCGGATCAAACGACACAGGCCGTTATCCCGGATGTGAAACAAACTACCCCTGCACCGGTTGTTCCCGCGATCCAGCAAAAACAGATGACTGGAGGCATTGATAACGAGGCTACCAATACCAAAGTTACCTCCACTGATACATCGGGCGTTCAAGACCAGACTCTTCAAATGCTCAAAGCAATGAAAGATCAGGGGCTAACTTACAGTCAGGCGTTTGATAAATACTACCCCAAACCAACAGCTAACACTGCAAGCGAGGATTTAATTCGTAAACAGCAGAAAACAGCTTTGTTTGCCGATGCCCTTCGTTTGGTGACTGACACGGTAGGTGCAGCCAAAGGAGCTACTGTTTACCAACGCGACCAGACAAAACCCTATGCAGCCTTACAAAACAGGCTTATGCAGGAACACGCCCTCTTTGCTAATAACATGGCAGACTGGCAAAGTAAAGGCGTTGACTCTGCAATGAAGGGCGTGTCACTCAGCAATGACCTCTACAAAGCTAACTTGCAGAATGCCCCTAAAACCACTATAGAGAATAACCAGTGGAACCGCAAGAAGTTTGAGCAGGAACAACAAGCCCTGAAAGACAAGCAGGCCAACGACAACAAGCAGAAAGAACTGGACCGTAAGAACCACATTACAACAGCCAACATAGCGCATGCAGGTAGCGGAGCCAACGATCCTAAAGTTACCCAGCTTGTCTTTGCTGACAATAACGGGGTTGCAGTAGTTCCCAACCATAAGTATGAGGGGCTAATGTCCGCAGCTTATCAGGCTATGTTGACCGACCCTAATTACAAGGGTAAGATAGACAGCCGGGAGATTGAAGCTATCACAAACGACTATTCCTTTGAGGGCAAGAAAGCGAAAGTACGTGAATACGTGCAACAACACGCGCACGAAAGCCCCGCAGCACAAGAGATTATAAAGGGTAACTCGGACAGATACACCCGTAATAACGTGGCAGCTCCAGCCCAAACAAACAATTGGGATAGTAGCCCCTTGAACGCCTTGAAAACCATCCCCGGGTTTAGCGGCGGACACAAAAAGAAAGTAGAAGGATTTTAAAACATAGGCCAATGGCAGAACCATTATCTCAAACCCTTTATAACACCCTTACAAAGGATGGTTATGATTTGGGGGACTACAATAGTTTCAGCGAAAAAGTAAGTAACCCGGCAAAGGCGAAAGTTCTTTATGACAGCATTACCAAAGACGGTTATGACGTTGGGGACTTCAATACCTTTCATTCCAAGGTAGCTACTCCTATGGCACGACCATCGGAGACAGCGGAAGTTAACCCATTCTTTACACCCGAGATTGAACAGGGCGCAAAACAACCCGCTTCAATTGCAGTAACACCTACTACCAATATCCCAAGACAGGGACAGCTCGACTCAACCAGTAGCAATGCGCCGGTTACTGAGATACCCGCTAGTGAATTACCAGGGGATGAAGCAAATACTAACCGCATTAAAATACCAGATCTTAACTATGGAGTAACCCCTTTACAGAATGATGCCATTCAGACAAGCGATAACTACCCTTCTATTAAACTAGACAATGCAAAGCAGAACATTATCCAGAATAGCCCGGCTGTAACTGTTGATAAACCACACGTTACCAAAGAAAAGAAATTCGACGAACGGGTGTTTGATAGTGCCGTTAGTTCAGTCAATGCCCTTGGTGGGGCAGTAGAGGGAGCTGTGGGCGACTACTTCAAAAAAATGAACGGTATATGGGGTGCTAAATGGATGGATGATCTGGGTGGTTGGTTTACCAAGCAGTCAGATGCTGTACAGGAAACAACCGAAAAGAACGCACCCATAAAGTCAGGACTTCCTGAAATGGTAGGAAGTCTTTTACCGATAGCCGCCGCCACGGTAGCTGATGTCTACTCCGGTGGATTATTAACTCCTGCTATCATGAGTACCTTTGGTGCAAGTGGATACGGAGATGGTATAAGGGCTTATGATGACATAAAAAAGCAAACAGGAGGAGAAAGCAACGAGTACGCAAGAACCGGTGCGGGGCTGGCCTACTCGGTTATTATGCTTGGAACTATGAATGCTTTGGGTAAATTCGGGGTAAAAGGAGTTCAACAATTATCAAAGAGCCCAATAATAACCAGAGCCATAGAATCAGTCTTTAAATCAAACCCTACCGCTTTTGAGGGTGGTGCGAGCGAACTAATGCAAGCGTATGCCAAAGCACAACCCACATTTGCAAAACAATTACTCACGAATGGAATACACAGCGTAGCTACTATGGAGGGTATGGAACTCTCTAAAATGGGGGTTAATGCTGCCATCGGGCAACATCAAACGTTACAGGACTGGACTAACACGGCCACGAGTGCAGCTGTTACGGGCGTATTGTTCACCATGGTTGCACCTTTCTCGATCAAATACGCTGATGCGGCCAACGTGTCTCGACGTAACGCGCAGGGCGAGGTCACAATCGGAATGAAGGGCGATATCCCCGTTGAGATAATTGATACTAAAGAGGGTAACAAAGGACTCACGCCAGATAATAAACTGGTTGATATAGATCAAAATACTATTCAGAACTCTTTTACAATGACCACAAAGCATTTTAATCAAGTACTGGATAACCTAAAACAAACAAAAACCATTGAACCAAACCTCGAGCGCAATGCTTTCGGTAATAGAGTAGCTCAGACCCTTACGAAACTACAATCATCTCCCGGAGTAATCACAACCGCTGTTGATGCGCAGGGTAATAAAGCCTACGTGTCCGGAAAAGATAAGGACGGAAACTTAGTCGGCTTTGATGCTAATGGACAAATACAAGTCATTGACCCTAACGCCAAACTTGAATCAGCACCAATCGGTTCAGTTCATGATGCTATTATGGGCAAATGGGATGAAGTAAATGGGAATGCAGCACCCAAACCAGACTTAACCCCAAGAATAGAACAGGTAAAAGCAGATATTCAACAGCAACAGCAAGCCGCTACCCAGCAAATAACTGACATCGCTAACCGCGATACAGGGGCTGTGCAGACGGTGAAACTAGCGGACGGACGGGAAGTAAATCTAACCGGGGGAAATATAGCTCTTACTGAAGAAGGAAAGATTGATTTCTCCAACACGGACAAAGTGCTTTACTACCTTGATGAGAATGGTACAAAGCAAATGATTAGTTCGGATCAGGTGAATAGCCTGGTATCGCACACCCCCGTTGATCAAGCCATCGCACAATCGCACGAACAGATCGCAAATGCAACCCTTGGTAAAGCAAATTATCAACGGGGAATGGCGGTAGTGCTACTTAACCCTGATGGCTCTCCACAACTGGGAGACACCGGCAAACCCGTATCAACCAAGTTGACAAACGTAACAGACAACGGTGTTGAGTTCACAACCGCTGATGGTCAACCTATGCAGCTTACCTTTGACGAGGCTTACAAGATGCTGGGCCATGCTACTGACCACATGGACTACAAACCCGGACAGGCTTTTGACGTGGACGGGGTTACGCATGTTATCCAGCACCCTAACGCAGATGGCACTTACAAAGTAACGGCATTCCCGCAGGGTGCAGAGCCTTACGATGTGGACGTACCGGCGGAAGAAATAGACAAATTCGTACAGCCTTTGACAAATTCTGTCAAGACAGATGTTGTCAACTCCCAGCCACAAAAACAATTCCCACTTGACAAGGATGGTCAAATTGATTTCAATGCCATAACCGATCCTACCAACTTAGCAGATGCCTACACGCAAGAGTTCGGAGACCAAAGTAAGGGCATTATCGAGAAGTCAATTGAATACGTGCAAGGGCTTGTTGCAAAAGCGCAAGCTATCGAAGAGCCGGTAAAACAGTTACGGGAGCTAAAGAAAGCGCAGGGTAAACTTGATTTACTAAATGCAGCCAAAGGATTACTGGGCAGCGACACAATGCCTACTGAAGTATGGGCCGCCGAAGAAAACACCCCGGTGGAAACACCAATTCAAAACAATTCATTATCTTTGCCTGATAGATTTGACAACGCAACTACCCTCGAAGAAAAGCACGCAGCGGCGGCAGAGATCGCGGATAAACTAGAGGGCTTATTCCCGGTTGCTAAAACAGCGGCTTTGTGTTCAACGCGTCAGGATTTCAAGAACGTGCTGGCAGAAAATAAGTCTAGTAAATTGTCAAAGGCGATTGACAAGGGTCTGGTGCAGGGTTGTTTCTGGAAGAATAAAGTATTTTTAAACTTGCAGGACATATCCAACACAGCCGAACTAGTGGTTACGTGGGCACACGAACAGGCTCATGCAATCGTGGATCGTACGTTTACAAAACAGGAGCTGGAGGATTTATATGCAAGCACGGACAAAGCGGTCATAATCGATCTGCTTCCCGATGCAGACCTAACAAATAGCCCGGATGTACAAGCCAATGAGGCTATTGCATACGCAATAGAACGTATATTCGGTACAAGTGAACCCGAGGCGTTAGCCACTGGTTCGGTGCAAGTGCCTGAGGCAATAGCCGGACAAAAGGATTTATCGGAAAAAGTAATTAAGGTTTTACAAATACTAACTAACAATACAAACCATGGTACGAATATCAGCGACGGAAGCGGGCAAGCACTTCACGATGCAAATAACCCAGAAACAGAGCGACCGGTTGACGGAACTGCTGAGCAAGGAGCCTCAACCAATATCGGAGGACAGGCGGATGGACTTGATCCTGCAAGCAGCGGACGAGTTCCCGGAACCGGAGGAATAAAACCCGCCCATGCAATTGGTGAGGAAGTAGTTTACCAAGGGGGGAATTATAAAGTAAACGCCGTTGGCCACGATGTAAGTACGGGTGAGGTGATTTATGATCTGGACACACTGGATGGTAAAGTAGCACACGAAGATGTACCGCAGGGAGAGCTAAACAAAGATGAGGCGGTAACCGTTACCCCGGTAACGGAACCATCGCTCACCCAGCAACGGGATGAACTGCAAGCTAAGTCTGATGCACTTCGTGCGCAGGCTTCAACAGCGGACAAGGCTGAAAGTGCTAAACTGTATGGACAAGCGGGAGCGTTGAATAAACGTATCAAAGCCCTTAATGAACAAATTGCAGCGGAAGAGTCCGCTAAGATTGCCACAAGTATTGCCGAGCAAGAACCTAACCTAAGCCCAACAGAGGCACAACAGCTCGCGGGTAATTACAAAAAGGCTCATATTACCGTGCAGGGCATGGATGTCACCGTGGAGAACCCTAAAGGCTCTACACGATCAGGCGTTGATGAAGATGGCAAGGAGTGGGAGCATGTTATGAACTCCCATTACGGTTACTTCAAACGTACCGAGGGCAAAGACGGAGATCACATCGATGTATTTGTAGGCGATAACCCTATAAGTGAAAAAATCTTTGTTGTAGATCAGACCAAGAAAGGCACGGGTGTATTCCCCGCCTTTGACGAGTCTAAAGTTATGCTGGGTTATAATTCACCCGAGGAAGCCAAAGCGGCTTACATGGAGAATTATGACAAAGACTGGGACGGCTTCTATGCCATCACAGAAGTAGGAGTTGAGGATTTCAAGAAATGGTTATATGATGGTGCAAAGCAGCATAAACCTTTCCACGAGTATAAAGAAACGCCTGCACCAGTTGAAAAGGTTGATCCCCAGAAACAAACAGAACTTGATTTTGTAAAGGGAGCACCTTTAGATAGTTTTACAGTTAGACACTCGGCTAACAATCTGGATCAAACTTTTATTCTGACTGATAAAAAGGTACAGCGTGATCGTGAAACAGGGATAAGTAACCCTTTCCAGATATATACCTTCTCAAAATATGATAGCGGGGAAACCTTTTTAAACCGGTATAACTCCTTTGAAACACTTGAAGATGCTAAACGCATGATGGAGTGGTACAAAAAAGAGGGCACAGTGGATAGCGGGCTACAACCTATAAGGCGTTATGAGGGTAAGAACTCCGATGGAGTTGCCGAAAGCACGGTAAAAATAGCAGTAAAAAAAGGCGAACTCGATAAAGCTTACGACTGGACATGGAAACCGTACCCATCAACAAGAGCAGGTAAAGGCTATGCTATTGGAAGATTGATAGAAGAGGCAGTAGAACTTTGGAAAACCCCCTACGAGAAAGCATCAGATAAAGACGGGCACGAAGAGGCTATAAGAGAAGCTCTCAAAGCAGGAAGGCTGGACGTCGAGACCTACAACAGGCTTCATGGCATAGATTACGGAATGTATGGAGGGCAGGGGTTTGTTAGAAATTTCAGCGAAGCATTGAAACCTGCTATTGACTATACCAGTGCTAGAAATAACTTTATAAAAAAGTCTGTATCGCCGGCAACGAAAAAGATACTGGATACCCTTGAAAAGCAATTAGATGGAACACTTAAAACAAAAGCACGAAGCATAGAAGAGTTAGCAAACAGAGGTATCTTTGCAAACGAAAAAACAGAACTTGTAGCTAAACGGGCAAAATCATCGGACGAGAATGCCATATGGTCGTCAACTGGATACTATATTAATTCAGAGGAAACAAAATTTACCCTCAACGGGTATTATGTATCAAAAACAGAATACGAGTACTCGAAATACTTAAAAAGCATAGTCAAACAAGAAACGGAAAAACTCGCTGTCGTTTATACCGATGGCAGAACACCAGAGGGTAAAAAAGCTCTTATCGATGCCATCAAAGCTAAATTTGAGGCTAACAAGAAAGATGAACCGAGATTTAGACAACAAATAAAAGAGGTAGAACGTTTTAATAAAATAACAGCACCCAATGGAACCATCTTACAAGATAATGAACACGCGAACGAACATTCTAGACGAAAGTCTCAAGGAAGAGTATCATCTGACCAAACCGAAGGGCAAAGTGCCGAAGAGTGGGAAAAAGAAAACTGGGAGCGTTTCGCAGAAACCGCCAAAGGCTACGTAAATCAAGTATCGAAGGGCTATCTAAGTCCTGAAGACCTATATGACCTATTTTCTATTTTCAAATCATTGCGCAAATACGCCTATGACACAGCGGATTTTTCCGTAGAGGATATGGATGATATTGCTGCAGTACTAAGCCACGAGGGGTATATAAACTGGGATGATGAGGGGACTAGAGACTATTTTGAAAACATATACCAAGGGTTAAAAGAACAGGGTAGAAACACGCCTCGTTTCCACCAAAAATCTGAACTTGATAAAAATATACTTGTTGATGGCTACCAGCTGTCAGCCTACATACTTGATGAGGGTAATGTGGCTTTCCCTGATTATGCTAACCAGATGGTTGACGCTATCGGGCAGGATATTATACCCTATCTTAAAACGATGTACGTTGGCTCTATGTGGTTTCCCGGTATGGAGAAGTTCCGCAGTCAGATGTCAAGTGTTGACGAGGTAGATACTTTCGATTTAACCAAAAATTTAACGCAAATACAGAACAACGTAACGGATAACTCCGTATCTTTGGGTACTAAAACTAATGACCATGAGAGCAATACAGAGCAGCTGGGCGGAAATAGCCCTTTGGAAAATGGCGGAGAACTGGCGGGATCAGCTCCTTCAAATGGCGCAGAACGAACCACAACACCTCCTAAAACAGATAGAAGAAACAGTACTGGCAGCGATAAGCTGGCAGGAGACAGCTCTAGCGAACGGAGGGGACAAGGGGGAAGTGAAGGAAATAGCGGAGGATATGCTGAACCCATCACAGAGGGCGGAGTATCCAGCGGAGAAACAGATAAGCAACAGCAAGATGGCGGAAATTTACCGCAGTCTGAAACAGTTGGCCAAACAAGAAACACCCGAAACTATGTAATTCCCCGCGGTACTGATGTTGCTCCAAGAGGTGACGTTGCTAAAATTACCGCAAATATTGCCGCTATCAAACTAGCTAAGAAGCTAAATGAGAGCGGTGCAATTGCCACGCCCGAACAAAAAGATGTACTCGCTAAGTACACAGGCTGGGGCGGACTAGCGGCAGTATTCAAACCGGATAATGCCCGTTATCAAACCCTTAAAGATGCCCTAACTACCGACCAGTACGACTCGGCACGTGCTTCAACTACCACTGCCTTCTTTACGCCCCCTGCTGAAATATCAGCAACATGGGATATGATACAGAAACTAGGGTTTAACGGAGGTGAAATCCTTGAACCATCGGGCGGTATTGGTCACTTCTTTGGACTCATGCCTCGAAGCATATCAGAAAACTCCAACCTGAGGGGGGTTGAACTTGATACTGTATCAGGTTTAATCTTCAAAGCGTTGTATCCGGATGCCAAAATAAATATATCCGGCTTCGAGGAGCAACGTATTGCGAACAATAGCCTTGACCTGGTTGTGTCTAACGTTCCTTTTGGAGCTTTCAAAGTGCACGATAAGGTTGATAAAGACCTCTCCAACAAATTTGATATACACGACTTCTTTATTGCCAAGAGTGTACGTAAACTTAAACCAGGTGGTTTAGGGGTGTTTATCACAACCAGTTCAACCCTTGATAAGAGTACAGCTTTGCGCAACTGGATCATCAATGAGGGTAATGCTGATTTCATTGATTCGGTACGCCTCAACTCTGACACCTTTAAACAGGCAGCCGGAACGGAAGCAACCGCTGATATTATCATTATCCGCAAACGAGATGCCAACGGTAAGTCGGAGTTTGCAAAGAACCTGCAGGATGTGGTTGCGCAGCGTGAAACGCCTTACACACAAGACAAGAAAACCAGTTGGGGGTCGATCTACGGTACAGAAGAGAAAACCGCTACCATGCGGATAAATAAATACTTTGCTGATAATCCCGAAAAGATGGCAGGTGAAATGAAGTTCGGCTTTGAGGGAGGTAACGACATCCGCCCAACCGAACAACGCCTTGCACCAGTGAAAGGAATTAGTCAGGAACAAGTGTTATCTAATTTCGTAGGAAGTTTACCAACAAACATATTCGGAGCTGAACCAATAAGCACAGAGCGCAAGAGCGTTGAGTCAGATGGCACAAAAGAAGGTGGGTTAACCGTTATTGATGGTGTTCCCCACATGATCGAATACGGTAGGGCTGTTCCTATGGACTGGAACGACAACAAAGTGTCCGGTCGTACCAAATCACAAGTTGTGGAAGACTACAACGCTATTAAAACAGCGGTAACGACTTTGCTGGAGGCAGAGAATAACGACTCACCCAACATCGAAACCCTTCGTAAGAACCTGAACAAGGTGTACGATTCGTTCGTGAAACAGTATGGCTACTTATCGAAGAACGCTAAGATACCGTTTTTACGTGATGATGTGGACTTCCCAGCTATATCCGCCATTGAAAACGTGAACGATGTAACCCGACCACTGGCAAATAAAAAAGAATTTGATATAACCAAGTCGGACGTATTCAGTAAACGGGTTATTGACAAACAACAAACCCTTAAAGCGGACAATGTTACGGACGCGGTAAAAGTAAGCATGTACCAATCGGGTCGTGTGGATATTCCGTACATAGCCACCCTTACCGGTGTGAGTGAGGAAAAGGCTAAGGCTGAAATCCTAGACAAACGGATAGGTTTTGTAAACCCCTCAACGGGATTGGTAGATGAACGCAGTAATTACTTGTCGGGTAATGTTCGCCAAAAGCTAGCTATCGCAGAACAAGCGAACGAGGCGGGAGAATACAACACTAATATCGAAGAGTTATCAAAAGTAATTCCTTCGGATATACCTATGCACCTTATCAAGGTATCGCTAGGCAGCACGTGGATTCCGACAAAGGCTTATGATAAGTTCTTTGAAGAAACTTTCGGAGTTACCTCCAACATACAAAAAACTTCTGGTGATAAGTTCATGGGCAACTTCCAATCTCAGAGAAACATGAAAGATGCACAAGCGGGTGTAATGGGTGCAACAGGCAGCCAAATAGCCCTCAATGGTATGAACAATACTGGTACGACAATCTACCGATGGGAATACGTGGACGGTCAACGCAAGAGCGTGAAAGATGTTGTAGCAACCGCACAGGCAGCCGCCAAGCAAGCAGAATTAAACGAGCAGTTTGATGCGTGGGCCAAGTCAGGGGCAAACCCTTATGCCGAAGAGATGGCAAACTACTACAACACAACTTTCAACGCTGTTGTACCTAAGACAGTAGATGCTTCTTCTTTCGAGAGTTTCCCCGGTGCTTCCAGAGTGAAGATACCACGCGAACACCAAAAAGAAGGTACACTGCGTACCCTTGAAGCTGCAACCCTTTTAGCGCATGAGGTAGGAACGGGTAAAACCATCACCCTTATTTCGTCCGCTATGGAGATGCGCCGCCTTGGTATTGCCAAAAAGCCTTGTATTGTGGTGCAACGTTCAACCTACGACCAATTTGTAAAAGAGATTAAAGAACTTTACCCACAGGCGAAAGTACTTGTACCCTCAGCAAAAGACCTAACGGCAGCACAGCGCGAACAGTTATTTGCTAAAATAGCTTACAATGACTGGGATATAGTAGTGCTTTATCACGGTTATCTTGACAGTATTCCGGATGATCCAGATAGGGTTAACCAGTACATTGATGAACACATTCAGGAGAAAATCGACCTGATGAACGAGGTAAGAGCTAGCAGCGACCCTAACGCAAAACGTATGGCCAGCGGTATTGAGAAAGAAATTAAAGGACTTGAAGAGCGCAAAACTCCATCGGTTAAGCAGGAAGAAAAGACCAAAGCCAAAGCAAGCGCAAAGGCGGAGAAATTACTTGACCGCCGCACTGACAACGGTATGACTTTTGAACAGCTGGGCATTGACGCTTTACTTGTTGACGAGGCACACGCCTATAAAAAGCTAGGATTCTCCACTTCATTAAAAGGAGTTAAAGGGATTGACGTAGGAGCTTCGCAACGTGCCCAGAGTTTGAGACTTAAGAGTTCATATATCCTAGAAAATAATAACGGCAAGAATGTAGTTTTTGCAACGGGCACACCTATCTCCAACACGATGGCAGAGATGTGGACGTTCCTGCGTTATTTGCTTCCTAAGTCGGAACTTGACCGGCTACAAATGACTAACTTCGATTCCTTTGTGAATAACTTTGGAACAATTGAGGAGTCGTCCGAATTTTCAACTAGTGGCAAATTCAAAGTAACTAACCGCTTCTCCAGTTTCTCCAACGTGCCTGAACTTATTCAGGCGTGGAAACAGATAGCGCATACTGTGCTGACTGAAGAAGTGGCTACCCTTAAAGAAGGGGTAGGAACACCCCGCGTTGAGTCCGGCAAACCTATTGATAATATGCTTAAACAGACATTGCCCCTTAAAATGGTAATGAAAAGCATTAAACAGCGGTTACAGGACTTCGAGAATATGACGGGTAAGGAGAAAAAAGAAAACTCGCATATACCTCTTGTTATGTTCGGGCTTGCCAAACGTGCCGCTATTGACGTTCGCCTTGTTGATCCTAACTTACCCGACGACCCGAACAGCAAATTGAATGAAACGGTAAAAGCCGTTTTAAGTGACCTTAAAGACACGAAAGATTATAAAGGTACTGTTGCTGTATTCTGCGATTCCTATCAAAGCAGCGATAAAGGATTCAATGTATTTGAGGATATTAAACAGAAACTTATTGACGAGGGTATTCCAGCCGAGCAAATAGCCATCGTGAACGACTATACCACTGATGAAAAGAAAAGCGTATTGTGGACAAAAGTAAATGCAGGAGATGTAAGGGTCGTAATGGGTACAACCGAGAAACTCGGTGTTGGGGTAAACATACAACAACGCCTTCACACGCTTATACACATGGATGCGCCGGTCCGCCCAAGCGATTACCAGCAACGTAACGGACGTATTATGCGCCAAGGTAACGATCATTTACCAATGGATAAAACCATCAAAATACTTCGTATCGGTGTAGAGCAGACCCTTGATGTAACCGGCTATCAACGACTTGAAATTAAAAAGAAGTTTATTGACCAGATTATGAAGGGCGATGTTTCTCACCGTAGCCTTGATGAGGCAGAGGTGGAAGGCAGCGACTCGAACAACTTCTCTCAAATGATGGCCTCTTTATCAGGATCACAGGCCGCGCTTGCATACTCTATCGAGCAAAACAAACTTCGCAAGCTGCAAAATGCCAGTGAGTACCACGACAAGAACCAAATATTTATGTCGTCCGAGGTCAAAAGGAACGAAAACATAATAAAAACTACCGGCGGGATAATTGACGGTTTACAAAAGCAGCGTGCAGAAGTGAAGGCTATCTTCCCTGATGGGCGCGTGTTGTCAGTTACTATCGGTAATACCGAGGTTAAAACCACGGAAGAGATTGACGGACTTATAGCTAAAACCCTAACAAAACGCATTGACAAAGAGGTTGAGGATTTGCGGGTGGACATGGAGCGTGAAACAGCGGAGATTAAAACATCAATGCTTATTAATGGTAAGAAGTTCAATCTGACCGTAAATATCAAACGTGATTACGATGTGGTCAATCACAAAACACGTGTATCCAGACAAATAGATTACCAAAGCGCGGACTACGCTGACCTGAATGGGAGTGCCGGAGCAAAGGTGGAAAATCTGATTGGTATAGTGAATGACTTTATATCGTTACGCGGATTCGATGAAGACATTCGTAAACGCGGTATAGGGGTTGAAAAAGCTATCCGGGAAAATGAAGCGTATAAACCTCAGATCGGACAGCCGTTCCCTAAACAAAAAGAAATTGAGGCGGCTGAGAAACGTGCGGAGGAACTCGATGCGCAAATGCGCAAGGAACTAGCAGAGATTGAAGCTAAAGAAGCCGCTGAAAATGTGCAGGCGGTAGATATCAGTGCAGGACTAGAGGAAGAAGAACCCCGCTTTAGACAAGTAACTCTGCCCGTAAAACCAAAATTTGAAGGTGACTTGAAAGCCTATTCACAGGCTATGAAAGAATACCAGGATAAGGCAAGCGAGGTATTACCGGAACTAGCGCAAGAACTCGATACGGCTTTTAGCAATGCCAAAGATGAGTTCTTACGCAAACGCCAAGATGCTGACCGGTTTATTAAACTACAACAACGCTTTGTAGAAGAACAAGGGGGCAGGGTAACAGATGCTGAGGATGCTTACAATGATAAGAACCGCAGCATAGGACGGTCAACGTATGAAAGCCAAGAATTTGAACGCAACGAAATGGGGGTTACCCGCGATGCTTACAAGGCTATTATTAAAAGCAAAGCACTTGACACCCTAGCGGATGTACCGCTATCTCCTGATACAACGCAGAACATGCGTAAAATTGGACTGTACTTGCAAGCCAAGGATATACAAGAAGCAATTGAACTGGGTTTAGTTGACCGTGGAGAGCTGGGATTCTTTGAAGAGATAGGGACGTTTCACACGGATTACATAAAAGAGTTTGAAGCGGCTGTTTCTCCTGCCTTCCGTAAGGACTTATGGGCAGCAGTGAATAACGCCACCCGGTACGGGTTGGATCAAGAGTTGAAAGCAGGGTTAATGACCACTGAAGACTACGACAAACACGCAGCACGGTTGTTCTATGTTCCTCAAAGAGGCTGGGATGAACGCGATGTTGCTAACATAGACACCCACTACAATAAAGGAGGCGGGTCAATGTACGGAGACCCTTACAACGCGGTACTTATTAAAGCCAAAGGTCGCCAGAGTTTAGGGTCAGACCCTTTGCACTTTATTCAGAGCATGGGGCACAGTGCCCTATTGACCGCTGAGAAAAACCTATACAAACAAAAAGCCCTGAACATGGTTCGGGTTAATATCGAAATAGGTCGTCAAAGCGGGGCTTTCAACTTTAAACAGGTTTGGTATCTGAATACAGGAACTAAAGATACCAGTGGCGCAATAATATACGATGAGATATTTGAACGCCCGGATCAAAAATTCTTTGAAGAGGATAAAGCTACCCGTGAGGAAATAAAAGGACTCAAAAGCCAGATTTCCGAAGCTATAAAAGAGGGAGACCATGACAAAGCGGACGATATTAAACTGCTTGTGGACGAAGCCATCGACCGGATAAACATACAACACGATGTCAATGACGCGTACAAACGTACCCGGACTTCCGGCGAAGCCATACAACACGAAGTGCAGGTTTATGATAGGGGTGAGAAATTTATTATCTGGTTTAAGGATGAAAGAGTGGCTAATGCTTTGAATAATGCTACTGACGGACAGGTTACACCGTATCTACAAAATGTGATTGGCAGGTCAACCCGTTGGTACTCGTCAATCATGACACAGTATAACCCTGCTTTTGCAGCGTGGAACTTCATGCGTGATATTGAGCTGGCAAACATAGCCCTGCCAATGGAAGAGGGGCTGGTATTTACAGCAAACTTCAATAAGAACGTATTTAACCCCCAAGTATCTGCCGCAATTGTAAGGCATCTGACAGGGAAAGAAAAACGTAGTATTGCAGCCGACAAAATATTGGATAACTTTTTTGCTGATGGGGCTGCAACAGGGTTTACTTACTTGAAAGATCTAGACCAGATTAAGAAAGATTTGCGCAAAGCCATAGAACCTACCTTGCTGGAAAGTACTTTAGGCAGCCAGTTGAACTTACTTAATGCAAAAGCACTAGGAAAAGCATTCTCGGCTCTTACTGAGTATAGTGAGTTGGTAACTCGTTCCGCTGCCTATAAAACAGCTATTGAGATGGGTTACAGTCGGGAGAAAGCGGCTACACTTGCCAAAGAACTAACGGTAAATTTCAACCGCAAAGGGTCTGACACGAAGGTATTCAGTTCAATGTTTGCCTTCTTCAATGCCTCGGTACAGGGAACAGTGAGAGCCTCAAGACTTGCAAAATACGGAAAAACGTTTGCAAGCATAGTAGCCGGATTAGCTGTGCTAGGATTCATTAACACTCTTTTCAACCCTAACGATCCTGATGATGAAAAGAACTGGAGTGAATTTGGCCGAATGCAAAACGTGATACTATTTGGTGTTAAGTTACCGGTTACTCATTTTTTCCGTGCATTTTGGGCAACGGGTGTACAAGCGGCTTTAGCTTATCAGGGTCAAAAGACAATCAGCAACGCGCTGTTTGATTCATTTAAGAATTTTTCAAACGAGGTATTACCTGGCGGGATCAACCCGATTAATGCTTTTACTTTCGATACGGAGTCTAATTTTGTGAAGTATGACGGACTTAGGGACTTTGTGCCATCAACAGCGCAGCCAATAGCCGACGTATTGAACAATCGCACATTTACAGGTGCAACGGTACACCGTGAAGCATTCACAAACAAGGATAAAGTGCCTCAAGCATTTTTGGGGAAACGTGATGTAAGTCCGGCAGCGCAAGCCTTCTCTGATTTTCTACTAGAGTTCGGCGGTGGAGACAAGAATATAAAAGACACCTACAATGCTAGAGGCGAAAAGATACCTTTTATATTCGATGTGAACCCTTCGGATGCGGAATACCTTGTAACTGGTTATACGGGCGGGGTTGGTAAATTTGTCATGGATATTTACAAAGCGACCAGCGGACTTATTGAAACAGGAGAGGTTGATCCTTCCAAACTACCGGTTATAAACAGAGCCGTTAAACCCTATAACGAAGATAAGGTATTTTTCGGTAAGTACTATGAGTTGATGAACAGGATTAAAACCTACGAGAACTCTACCAGTGTTCGCAAAAAGTCATTTGTGCAAGAGGGCGCAGTTTACAGACCAGCAATCAACGACTTTGTAGGTATGATGTCTTCTCCACAGGGCAGATTGATATACCGGGCTAAAGGAGTTCAGGCGCAAGTTGAAAAAATGCAAGACCTGATTGATAAATCCCACAAGTCTGGGAACCAAGAAAAGGCGAAAGAGTATCAAACTAAAATGAACGGATACATGAAACAGATAGATGAGTTACTTGATGAGTGGAAAAGTACTAAGAACTAAACGAAAGAAAACCCTGCATTACGTAGGGTTTTCTTTTTACCCTACTGTTTCTTTACAAGGTATCTCCCTTTCCTTATCACACTTATCTCTTTGTATAGTTTTACCCCTTTGGAGTAATAGTAGACCACAATAACAGCATTCTGTGAGTCATAATAGGTCGTACCCATAGCGGGAAAATCCACAGACAATGTTCCGTTCCCACTTCCTGACAATGGAGAAACACTTAACCCCGGTACCCTGCCGGATGCCCCTGCGTTATTCATGTACACAGTCCAAGTAGTGTTTGACTTAATACTCACTGGCAAGGGTCCGCTGGAACTACCGAGAGATAAAGAGCCGGGGCTTACAACAAGGGATGTTGTTGTATCCGTTCCATTTAAAGCCGGTTCGTTGCTTGTACAGCTAAATAAGAGGAATACAATTAATAAGAGTATTAGTTTTTTCATATTTTATAAATTTAGTTTGCAAATATAACACAATTTCTTTATTAAAACATAGCAACAAAATCTTAAAACATAGCGACTTTGTCGGTAACTTATTAATTTCCTTTGTGCAGACATACCTATACCATCATGGCTGCACCAGTAAACTATAAGAAATTCAATAAGAAGGCAGTAATGCCTCAGGCAAAACCTAAAGAACCCGTACGTTTTGAACAGGGGTTCAACTCACTCGAGAAGTGGGATAATATGGGCCGACTGCTGAAGTACAAAGATATGTACGATAAGCTGTACAATTTCCGCAAGAACCGCCAACGTAACATTGACTATGCCTCGGGTAACCAGTGGGGTGACCTAATGGAAGACCCGGACAGCCCTTACGCAGGGAAAGCCATTACCGAAGAGATGTATATCAAAAGGCAGGGGAAAGTTCCGCTAAAGAATAACCTTATCATGCCGCTTATTAAGTCGGTTATAGGTACATTCAGGGGAAACAAAACTGAGCCGGTAGCCATTGCCCGGGATAGGGACGAGCAGAAAGTGGGCGAAATGATGAGTATTGCTATGCAGTACGCCTACCAGCTCAACGATGTGTGGGAGCTTGACGCGGAGGCGTTAACCGAGTATGTAATGTCAGGGTTTTGTGTACAAAAAGTATCACGCAAATGGTTTAAAGACCGCCGGATATACGATGCTTATGTGGAGTGTGTGAACCCTTCCGTGTGTTTCTTCAACTCTGACATGGTGGACGTTCGAGGGGATGATTTAAAAACGTTTGGCATACTCAAAGACCTTAGCATGGCTGAGATACTCAGCGTGTATGCAAAGACGAAGGAGGATGCTATCCGAATCCGCTCACTCTATGTGAACATGGATGAGAAACTACCGGCCCAATACGATGCTTTCTCCAGCAAACGCTTTCAGAATATGGACTTCTTTATTCCTTCGGAACAAAGTATGTGCCGGGTTGTTGAAGCGTGGGAGCTGGAATACAAAGAACGACTACGCATACATGATACATTAATAGGCGAGCCGGATGTTATTGAGCTAAACCAACGCGCTGAACTTGTGGACAAGGTAAATGCACAGCGCATAGCGGATGCAGTAGCGCAGGGAGTAGCCGCGGAAGATGTACCACTGATTGAAGCCGAGTGGTTTATTGACCAGTTTTGGTATGTTCGCATATTGACCCCAACGGGTGAGGCATTGTGGGAGGGTGAAACACCTTTTGAACATCTCAGTCAACCTTTCTGTCACAAAGCATCGCTTATCAACGGCAAAATACAATCTTTCGTAGAGGACGTGATCGACCAACAGCGGTATATCAACCGACTGGTAACTATGATTGACTTCATTATGGGGGCCAGTGCCAAAGGGGTACTTATATTCCCTGATGATGGTACGCTTACCGAGAATGATAAATCTGAAATTCTGGAAGAGTGGGTAAAATATAACGGGGTAATCTTTGCCAAACTCAAACCAGGTGCAACAATGCCACAACAGGTAAGTACCAACGCTACGAACGTGGGGGCTTATGAGCTGCTTAATATCCAGCTTAAACTGATGAATGACATATCAGGAGTACACGGAGCTATGCAGGGGCAAGCACCGCAAGCGGGAACGCCAGCGGCCATGTATGCACAAGAGAGCCAGAACTCAGCAACGAATTTAGCTGACCTGTACGAACGGTTTAACTCGTTCCGCAGACAAAGGGACTACATGCTGATGAAACTGATACAGCAGTACTACGATTCACCGAGATATATCAATATAGCGGGTAAGGATTACAGCGAAGAAAGCAAATTCTATACGCCTGACAAGGTAAGGGATTGCGAGTTTGATGTGGTGGTAGCTGAAAGCCCGAGTACTCCGGCTTACCGTACGATCATGAACGGCTTCTTATTGCAGCTATTCCAACAACAAGCCATTGACGTGAAGACTTTACTTGAGAACTCGGCTTATCCGTTCGCTGATCGGGTGCTAAACTCCATACAGCGCAAAGAGGATGAAATGAAACAAGCACAGGGGGGAGCAGTACCGCAGGGCGGAGGTGCACCGATAGAAGTACCGCCGGAAGTACAACAAGGCGTGAACCCTCTAGTGGGTCAAATGCTAAAAGGGGCTGCTTAGCCCCTTTTTGTTGTGAATACTTAGCGGAATATCCGCAGAAGTCGCCACCTGGAAAGTCGCAACCTCCTACTATGTTTTCTGACTATCATAATGGTAACAACCCTATAACAAAGTTTCCAATGATAGAAATAACTATCAGTATAATACTGGCTATCAATAGCCATTTATTAGGAATTTCTTCTTTAGTCATAACTTTTTCTTCCCCCTTCTTGTTTTCTCCATATACCAGAGCCAAGCAGCCGCTTTGGCTTCTCTCTCTATAGGAGTGAGGCCACCCGTGTTATTAAGTTTTGCGGGGGTGTAATAAAAACACTCTTTCATAATATCCAAATGACCGGCTTTAGGACTCATGTTGTAAATCTTCTCTACTTTTAAACCGCCTTTGACGTATTTCTTTTTGATCGAGCCGTCTTTCATCTTCTTTTCAAAGTAGTGACCTTTCTCAAAATACTTGCGCCTAATTGGCTTTTTGAGCTGATCCATTTCATCCGGACACAGTACTTGCAGCTTATCGGCAAAATCAACCATAACAAAATACTGCTTGTTGTGAGCACGTTGCTTACTGTCTGCTATGTAGACAGCAAGTTTTAAACGATAGCCATCGTACTTAAGACGGGCTAAAAGCAAGGTAGTTGCCCAAGAGTTGAGCAGGAAGCTTTTAATTTGTTTCATGGGGTTAATCTATTTTAATTTCAGACATTTGCTTTTCTATTTTTTCTATCTCTACCCTGTTTAAAAGTATCATCGCCTCGGAAATAGCCAACCAGTCTTCAAAAGGTATTTGAGTTGTGACACCATCGCCATCGGTAACGGGGCAATAGTAGAGGTCATTCTCTTTGTAGAACTTCATTGCCGCTTCTGTTCCTTGAATAACATCTTTGAGAGCTTCAATCTTTAGTTGCAAGGCGTAAGCCTGTTGATACTTTTTTACATTCATAGTTTTTTATATTGTGGCTTCCCCTACTATTTTGCGGGAATAGCCGGTTGATTTAGTTGTTTCAATAAGTTGAGGAGCGGGGAGATACTGGTAACACACCCACACCCCGATAGCACGTGTTATGTGCCTGTCATCACGGCAACCCTCGACAGCACCCAATGACCCGTTTTCTTTTACTTCCAGTGTGTCATGTTCATCACATGCCGCAATACTGTTTTCAATGTAAAGGTCTTCACGCAAAGCCTTCTTGTGGTGGTCACAAACCATCTGTTTACTGCTTCGGTTAGTATGAAATCCCCATCGAGCCGGGACACCCTCCCTTATTTTATCTGCCGGAGTCCGCGAGAATAAGTTTGGGTAAGCGTCTGCTATCTCATCCAGAATATATTCAAAGTGATCACCCTCTGTTTCTTCTGTTTCCAGCGTGTTGGACTCAATAACAAGTAGAGAGTTATGGTAGAACTTCGCTATTTGTGCTGCTTTCCACGCCAGTAAATCGTGATCGATATGTCCGCACCACTCAGCCACTACTTCAGGAACTCCACCCTGTGCCATCCACATACGATCAATAACCGTGATACAACTATTATCAGCTGCCTCACTCCTACCCCCAATATCCACGACGGTAACGTAACGCTGGGTGTATCGCTCTGCACCCGGTTTAGCCCACACCAACATATTTCCTTCTGCTTCCTCGCGGAATGCCAAGCCTTGTAACGACTCTTTGCCGTTTACACTCTTACCGTAAACCTCACCTACAAAAAGAGGCTTCATGCAGCCCTTGCGTAATCTGTCCACGTCCCCGATAGGGTAGAACCTACGACCCGTTGACTGGAAAGCCTCCACATCATTTGACGGCATTTCGGAAATGAACCGCCACTCGTCACTGTACGCTTTGCGTTGTTCGCGATACCAGTTAATACCTTCGAGGGTTGCACCATCTGAAAACATCCGATGCTCTTTCTCGCTCATGCTGTCAATGAACTTCTTGTAGTTGTCTATACTTGACTGGTAGAGTTCAATGTCGAACCACGCCACAAACACCGGATCAAAGCCGCTTTCGCCTTTCTTAGCTCTCAGCCATTCACGGTGAAAGAAATTACCCACCCCTTTGGCTGTACTCTCATACACAATCATAGAGTCGGGCATATTACCAATACCGGAAACAATAGACTGTACAAGGTCTTCGGGTTTTTTCCCTGCTGTTGCAGCCCAGAGTCCGACCTCTGATAAGTGAGCCATTGCCGTATCATCACCACGAACACCATCGGGTTTCTCGGCAGAGCCTATTGTTATGCGACAAGCACGTTCTTTTACTTGCCGTGTTTTCTGTGAGTTCTCAAAGGGGACCAGGTTAAGGGGCTTTATTGTATCCTCATCAAGTAACCAAGTGGGGTAACTCTTTAGTAACTTGCTGTACATTCCCCTGATTACCTTTGCCGTGTTCTCAACGTGGGCACAAATAACACTGTGCCATTGGCGGCGGCGTACGAGTTGTATCCAGATCATAAAGAGCTGTACAAGGGTTGAACCGCCCCACTGGCGTGCTTTCAGTAATATAATTCGTATTGGCTTGCCCTCAAGCCACGCCTTGTATAATCTTTTGAGTAGCTTGCGTTGCCCCCGATTAAGGTAAAAGGGTATGTCTTCTGAGGAGTTCTTTTTCTTTATTACCGCAAATTCATACGCCCAGTACTCAAAATCGAAAGCAATACGCAGTTTTATAAATTGTCGCCATACTTCCTCTTTTGCCGCCTCGGTTGGCTCTTCCTTTAGCAGGATAAGAAGCCTTTTAATTGTACCCGCTTTGACCAGAGCTTTAACAAGCGGCGTTGCCAGCATACCTTCGGGAAGATACATTTTAGCAATTGGCGCATCCGGTAGTTCGACCAGAACCCGTTGACAACTTTCGCACCCCTCACCCGTTAGCGGGTTATAGACGGCACGGTTGGCTTTTAATCGCCGCTTGTTCTCTGCTATGATCTCAATATAGGTCATTCTTGTTTCTTTAAAAATACGGGGGATGTAGCTCTCCCGCGGGCTCGTTATACAGCCATTCTTAGCGACTGGTTAAACATTGGAATTGTTTTGCCTGTTATCGGCTACTAAGCTCTCCGTTAGACATAATCATCTGCTGTCAAAACCAAACAAACAAACAAACAAACTTTACTTAAAACATCAACGAACTAAGTTTCTTTAATTTTGATTTGCAATCAAACAGTTTACCGCCTGTAACTCTGCTTCGTATGATTCTTTCAGTAGAGGGATTATTTGTTCTGAGGTGAAAGGGTTAAGCATAAACAGGTCATCGACCAGTCCGCCAAGTTTAACCATGGGTACACCTTCTTCCCCCTGAATATCGTTGTTTAGCTCCGCAAGAAGCTCCACGCGTTCCTTTATCACCTCCAGCTTAATTTTAAGCTCCTTCATTTCCTGTTTTTGCTCTTTTGTCTTTTTCATAAAATCGGTATATTAGCATGAATAAAATTCCGTACAACATGGAGAAAGCGTGAATAAATATATTTGTGTGAGCAAAGTAGTAAGTGAGTAAGTTGACCGCTACAAAGACAGCCAAGTATATCAGTAAATTCCGGCTGGGGTAAAGAACCACGTAGCATCCGAATAGGAACAGTACGACCCCCGATGCACCAATAGTGGGTTGTGGCATCTCTGCCCCGAAAGTGGCGAGGTATGCGCCCAGTATCATCACAAAAAAAAGTAGTTTAGAGTTGACCGACCGTTGCATAGTAGTAAAAAGGAAATGGAACGAAAGCATATTCATGAATAAGTGGAAAAAGGCTATGTGTGTAAACATATAAGTGAGTCTTGTGTAGAGTTCTGTGTGTGCCGTAAAGCCCAGCACTTTCACATCCGCCCCGAAAGAGATCAGATACACGCAAAAGCAAATTAGTATAAAGAGATTTTTCATATTGTTTTACATTGTTTTATTACATTTTTTCTTACCACTACTCAATTTCCAGAAAAGTACACAGGCACTCGACAGCTCCATGTAAAAGCATTCAGCGGGTTGCTTGACTACTTCTTCAATCACGTCCATCTTAGACACCCCCTTCAACTCCTCTTTGAGAACTATGTATTTGCGGTATATTGCCTCATACTGCCTCTGCTTCATCCGGTGCTTACTTCCGGTTGTGCCCCTGCGCTCAATATGGTTAATGTGTTCCGCCGCTTCTTCGGGGGTTGTGTAATATCGAGGTGCTTGTGAATTGATAGCTAAATCAACCAACGACTCACGTGTCATTTGACAAGCTCTTGCCCCAAGTTGTTTTATAACATTGCGGTAGGCTGTCAGTAAGTCCTGATCGCGTTCCTGTCGTAGCTCCATAAGTAACCGTTTCGATTTGACAACAAAATAACCTACACTTTCTTAAAACTTAGCGACATTTCATTAAAACATAGCGACTTTGTCGGTAACTTCTTTCCGTACTTTGCTTTCACTTTGAATACCCAAAATATAACCAGACTTAAAATGGAAGGACTAGACGAAAACGCGGTACCGGAAACCACCGAAACTGCACAGCCTAAATCAGCTAACGAGCTTTTTGCAGAGCGAATTAAAGCCAAATACCCTGAACGGGATTACTCGAACCCTGACGAAGTTCACAACGCTTCGATGGAGGGCTACGATGCTGAACACGAACGTTTGAAAAAAGTGATCGAAAGCAACAAAGCGATTGCGGATCGTATGATGGCAGACCCAAAAGCAGCTGCTGCCTTATCGGAATTTATGAGCGGTAAACCGCTGCCTGCAGCTTTGAAAAAATACTTTACCGATGATGAGCTATCAATGAATGAGGGGGAAGATGGCTATGCTGAGTATTTGGCAGCACAACAAGAGCGCGCGCTTAAAGATGCAGAGAGCAAACAAGCTCAGCAAGAGTTCGCAGATAACTTCGAGAAGAGCCATGAGGAGATCGCTGCCTATGCCGAAGAAACCGGACGGACAGAAGAGGAAATGACACAGTTTCTGGACGATGTTCAAAAAACTTTCTTCGACCCTTTATTAAAAGGGCAGTGGGGTAAAGCCTTTTTAGTTATGTGCGATAAAGCTATGAGTCATGACAAAGATGTAGAGGTGGCACAGGAAGTAGGGCGCGTTTCAGGTAAAAACGAAAAGATCGTTGACCGCAAAAAAGAACGTACAGCTGGGGGCTTACCCGATGCAGGGGCTGGCGGCGGGGCTGCAAATGCAGCGATAGCAGCTAAACCGACTGAGACCGGGCAGTTCTTCAATAAACTGGCGGATGCCGGGGCTGAAAAAGACATTTGGAAACGCGGCGGTTACGGAAAGAAAGCCTAAATCAAACTAAAGTTTAATTATAAAAATAACAAAAATGAAAAAGCAAAAATTCTCTTGGTTGGGCATAGTCATAATGCTCGTATGTGCCTTAGTGGGCATTGTTGATGGCTCCTCTATGGGGGTTCATATGGCGGAAGCATCCGTTTTAGAAGGCGGTAACGCCGGTGTGTTTATTACCCGTGAAGGTTTAACTACTGATGTTACACGTGTAGAAAGCCCAGAATTAATTCGTGACACGGTCGATCAGCGCATTACTAAAATGCGACCCGCATCAACCCCGTTGGATCAGATCATGCGACACGCTACAAGTAAAACTACTAAAACGATGGAGTTTGGTTACTACTCTACTGACATTCGCCCGGTTAAAGCTACCTTAGCAGTTGCACACGTTGCTGTAACAACTACGGATAGTGCAGATTTGACAATGGATAACGGTAACTTATTTGATGTATCGGATACTATTTATGTACCATCAGTTAAAGGTTATAACGCTGCCGGAGTTCAGGTAAATAGTCCATTAGTGCTGTATGTTCGCGCGGTGGGTGCAAGTAACGCGATTACTGTGCAAGCGGTTAACGGTGCTTTACTTACTAACGAGATTGAAGGAATGTATGTTCCTGCTATCGCCGCTAACGCTAAATTCTATCGTATGGGTAGAGCAGCTGCTGAGGGTGATGTTCAGACTTCTCCTTACAGTGCCTTGCCTACCAAACAAAAGAATTTCTGTCAGATATTCAAATGCCAGGTTGCAGAGACTTCTATACAGGCTTTGTCTTTATCGGCTGCTGAAGTTCCATGGACTCCGTCAGATATTGAAGAACAGGCAGTATACGAATGGAGATTGGGCATGGAAGCCTCTTATCTGTTCGGCGCAAAACAATATTTCTACGATAATGCTAAGAAGCGTTGGGTATACACCACCGGGGGTATTGTAAACAACATCACTAAAGTTATTGACTATCCGACTACAATTACCGATGACGTATTGGTAGATATTACCAAAGACGTATTTACCGGTAACAGTGGAAGTAAACGTCGCTTGCTATTTTCCGGATCAGGACTGGTATCTAAGCTAAGTAAGGTGGGTACTATCACTAAACAATTGGAAGCTGGTAACACGGTGGTCGTTTGGGGTATCGAGTGGAAAGAAATCAAAACTAACTTCGGCTCGTTGCTATTGTTACAACACGATTTGCTTGACCTTTACGGTTGGGAAGATAAGGGCTTAATTATCGACCCTGCTTGCTTGGATAAATACTCTTTCGCTGGAGTTGAGCGTTTCTCGCTGGACTTGAAAAAAGCGGGTACTTATGACGGTAACGTTGCGGTAATAACAGAAATAGCAGGTTTGGCACTGAAATACCCTTCGGTTCACGCTGTACTCCAACCAACAGCCTAATTGATCCTAAAAAATAAATCCTAAAAGGGCAGACAGTAATACGCTGCCTGCCCTTTTCAATAACTAAAGATTATGTCTACAAAAACCTATCACTCTATTTTTGCCAGTTATTCAACCTATTTCAAAGTAGGAGATAAACAATTACGGGTTGTATTTAATGGCAGCACGAATACTTCAAAAGGTATCTTTACGACTCCCGATGAAGCCCTGCAAGCCTCTATTGAAGAAAGCCCTATGTACGGCGAGACTATCCATCTGTTACGCTCCTACGGGGAAGCAGCACCTGCAAAATCTCAGAAACAAGAGTATAAAAGCGAGCCGGCTACTCCCGCAGAGGAAGTAAACCCTACTGAGGAAGTAAACCCTACTGAGGAAGTAAACCCTACTGAGGAAGTAAACCCTACTGAGGAAGTAAACCCTACTGAGGAAGTAAAGAAAGACTACCCTGAGATTAATCAGGTGCAGAAGGCAGCACGTGTTCTTATCTCTGACTTTGGTGTATCCGCTAACAGCGTTAGCAACAAAAAGAAAGTATTGGCAAAAGCCGAAGAGCTTGGAGTAACATTCCCCGGACTAGCATAAAATGACACGAGCCCAACTCATATCAGCCGTAAAAGTAAAGCTGGAGGAACTAACCCCTTTTGCAGAGGGGTTAGTCGTGCTTGCTTCTGAAAGCGATGTGAAACCTATTACATCCTATATTGATGTGACCCTAGACGAGGCATCGGACGAGATGCTTATGCTGCTGCCTTTGCATTTATTGACCCCTACCATTATCCCCGCTGCAATGGCGGGGGCTGCTGGTATCGGCTATCTAGTATTGCCCGCGGATTACCTTAGGCTGTACGCTTTGAAGGTAGACACGTGGGCAAGAGAGGTAAATCGTCCTATCAGTACGGATAATCCTGAATACAAGCTGCAAAGCAACCCGCATACACGTGGGAAATCACAAAAGCCAATTGTGGCCATCAACTACACAGCAGGGGCAGGCAGGCGCTTGGAATGCTACTCTGTTGAGGCAGGTACGCCCGTGGTTGAGAAAAAGCTGTATATTAAAAAAATAGTAGCCGAAGACAATCCTGAAAATCTTGCGATCTACCTCATCTACCTGTGCGCAATCAAGGTATATGGTATTATTGAAAGAGCCGATATGGCAAAAGTATTGGCCGAGGAATTATCAAATCTTATTAAAATACAAACGCTATGACCGTTGAAGATTTACAGGGGGTACTGCTAGAATACATCGCTGTCAAAGTAGCAGAGATGAAAGCTAATATATTTGAAACACCCGATGCGCTGGCTGCCGTTTGTTTTGAGGAGTTCGAACGCCTTAAGATGGCTAATTACTCGGGTATCAAAGCTATCGACCATACCACCTTCAGAGAGTTACTTCGTGAACTGACAAAGAAAGGGGTTATAAACATTACTGACCTTGTGGCTACGACCCCGCAAACCCTCACCGACCAACAAAAGTTACAAGCCAGGTTGAATATAGGTGCTGAACAAGACTTATCTGTTTATGCAACTATAGTATCAACGGATAAAAAACTTACCTATAAAGCGGGTGTGATGAATCTCACATCCATCACCACCGCA